TACGAACATGGGAGCCATCCTTATGTATTCAAGATGTATCCATTTGTGAATGCTGAGATTCATTCTTTCGTTTCTGACGTACTCGATCAGCAGAGATACGTTAACCGATTAATTACCCTGTATGATTTTATTATGCGTGCTTCAGCAAAGGGTGTATGCATGGTTCCAATGCAAGTGTTAGAAGACACAGGGATGACACAAAAGGACTTCGCAGACGAATGGGCAAGATTCAATGGTGTCATATTCTATACAGCGAAACCTGGAATTCCTATGCCTACACAGATTTCAAGCAACTCAACGAATATCGGTATTAACGAACTGTTACGTTTACAGTTAGGTTTCTTTGATGAGATAACAGGCGTTAATGGATCCTTACAAGGTAAGCCTGGTGCAGCGGGTACAAGCGGATCATATTACGCGCAGCAGACGCAGAATGCTACTACGTCACTGTTAGGTATATTGAAGAGTTTCTCCTCATTCATCAATGACGGAGCTTACAAGGATGTTAAGAATATGCAGCAGTTCTATGAAGCTATAAGAGTGGTGAATATCTCAGGCAAGGCAGGTTCGGCTGTCGTGTTCGATCCTGATAAGGTCAAGAATGTAGAGTTCGATTTATCAATCACGGAAGCGCAGAGCACACCTGTTTACAGGCAGATGGCAAACGACTTCTTGATGGAAATATGGAAGTCTGGCCAGATTTCACTGGAAATGTTGCTTAAAAATGGTGACTTCACATTCTCAGATAATCTTCTGCAAGATATCAAGAGCCAACAAGAGGAAATGCAAAAATTACAACCGGGACAACAGATGCCTAAGGCCCTACAGCAGCAGGCAGCACAGGCAGACCCGAAGGCTGTAAATATGTTACGTAACAATTTAAGAGGTACAGCATAATGGCAAATAAAATAGGAAGCGAGAAAAAGGGAGGAAGAAAAAAGGGAACTCCAAATAAAACCACGTCCATGAACCGTGAGATGATAAGTGATTTGCTTAATGAAAATGTGGACAGGTTTAGAAGTCAACTTCTATATCTTAAACCGAAGGATTACTGTGAAACGATTTTATCTTTGATGAAGTTCGTTATTCCTCAACTATCAAATGTCACTTTGGATCACTCAGAGAAAACAACAAATACCATAGTAGAAATTTTAAAAAAACTCGGAAATGACAAGTAGCACTAGAAATACAATGGTCGGAATAATGGCGACAGTTATAATGGCCTTGTTTGCCGCATGGATTAATCTGAATAAACGGATAGATGTATTAGAAATCCAAGTTCAAAACGACCATCAACTTCTTGTCAGGTGGAATGAGAATATGGAGGAAATGAGGTCAAACGTAAGCGATATTAGAGCTAGAATTATCCAACTTCAAGACCTCAAGGAGGATAGAAAATTCAAAGAAGATGCGCATATACAAAACGATTAAGGACAGGTGGAACGCAGACTCCCCTATCCTATTCAAGAGAATAACAAACATAGGCTGCTCTGTATCAGCGATAGCGATATCAGTGAATCTAGCCTTATCAGCAAGCGGAGCAAACGAGCCGCATTGGTGGGTTGCAGTTTTCCCATACCTAGTAGGAATCCCTGCAGGTATGGCAGCTGTAGCAAAATTAACGAAAGAAAATGGACGACAGGATAATCAAAATTTGTAAAACGTACAGTATAGACCTAGCGTCACTGTTAGCGTTTATTCAAGTTGAAACCGGAGGATATGGTTTCGATAAAAATACAGGTAAGATATTAATTCAATTCGAGCCTGTTTGGTTTAAGAGAAATGCTCCTTTTGCTCCTTCGGGCAAATGGTCGGTTAATAAGGTCGATGTGCAGGTGAAGGAATGGATCGCTTTCAATGACGCTTTCGCTAAAAACAAAGATGCGGCCATGAAGTCGACAAGCATTGGACTAGCCCAGATTATGGGTTTCCACTATCAAAGATTGGGTTACAAAACCGTTGACGATATGTGGGACGACGCTAAAAAAGGACTCGACCGTCAGATATGGCAGTTAGTCAAATTTATCAATACTGATAGCAAATTAAAAGTAGCTCTCATGAATGCCGATTGGAGCACTGTTGCTTCCATCTATAATGGGAAGGGATATGAACAACTAGCAAGAATGTACGGCCGTACGCCATACGATGAGAGCATGAAGGATGCATACGAGAAATTCAAAAACATTTAATATGAAAAGTGGGTTTTATGTATCAGAACAAGGTGAATATGTATATGTATTCGGAGGTAAAATCATCATCAAAGGAGGAACAATCTCAGAAAACGAGGTTGGTATTACGATAGGTGAATCAGATGGTAGTTTTAAAACGTCAGAGATCGGGAACGATACTGATGCAGAATTCAATAAAGACAGACCTAGAACCCACCTTGTCTTTGATAACGTAAAATCCATTCAGTGTGTAATAGATGTTCTTGAAGGTTTAAAGAATAAATTGAAATGAGACAGATTCGATGTAATCAATGTGGGAAACATCTTTTTGACACAGACAAGTCAGAAGGTGCAGCAGGGAGCGAAGCACTAAGAAGAGGTTTTGTCTTTAAAATTCCTGCACTATATGGGATAAGTGGTTGCTTCTTCTTTTGTAGCAAAGAGTGTAATAGCAAATGGAGTAAGGAGAATATCTCCGATGATGAAAAAAAGGAGGGAGATAAATCTATTTTAGAGATAAAGGAGAAAATTCCAGCAATGGTCGAATCTACACGTAATGCCGTTGGCAGATTTTCAAAATTCATCAATTCAGTGCGTGACGGGAGTGTAAAGATACCAATGGACGGAAACAAGGTAGATAAAGATAAACTCAGAGAACTATTTGACAAAACAAAATAACAAATATATTATGGAAAGAGAAAAGGAAATCTTTAAATACAAAGATCAGTTGAATAAAGGTGAAATTACTAAAGAGGAGTATGATTACCTTATTCAAGGTTTAGATGAAACATGTCCTGCTAAATCTAAGACATGTGGTAGTCAAAAAATATGTGCTTATTATCCATGTAATATGGATGAAAGTAAGTTCTGTCCCATGTATACTAATAAAAAATGATTATGAATAAGATTTTAGGTTATATATGGGGATTGATATTTTGCATCATCATATCAATGTGTGTTGGGTGCCGGTCGGTAAAGTATGTATCAGTCCCGGAGTATCATTTTCGTGACTCCACGAAAATGGTCTATCAGCATGACAGTATCTACACGCATGACAGTATCTATCAGTACTTATCTGGAGACACGATGTTTATAAACAAATGGCACACGGTCTATAAACAGGTGATTAAGCATGATAGTATAAATACCACAAAGCAGGACAGTATAAAAGTGCCCTACCCTGTGGAGAAAATAGTTACAATAACCAAGATGAGCCTATTCCAAAAGATATTCTTTTGGATAGGATTAGCGTTATCACTTTCCGCCGGTGTCTACCTTTTCCTTAAGTTTAGGTAAGTTGGTAACCCAATCGGTATATGATCTTCTCATCTTTTTTACACGCTCCTTATCCATACCACCTTCAAAGCAGTTTGCGGTGTAATAAAAACATTCGTCAATAAGCCTTGAAGGTGTGTGATTTCTACCGACATAGTGCTTTCTCTTCAATCTCTTGAAGTTCATCTTGTCGACAATAACCAATTTACCATCTCCTGACGGAAGTACGAAATAACGGTCACTATCCTTCGCGTGTGCATCCTCTGCCCTTCTTACAGCCAGCGTAAAGGCAATTCTGGCTTTTACTTTTTTGATAATCTTCATATAGTTTTTGTTTTATATTGTAGCCTCCGATACAACCTTCTTGTTGTACGCTAAAGGACTAACGTTAACTTTAATAAAATAAGGTTTAGGCATCTTCCTGAAACATATCCATAAACCTATTGCCCTTGTCATGAGAAGGTCGTCATGCTTTCCTTTTATGGCTCCGAATGAACCATTCTTCTTCTTCTCGTAGAACTTATATTCATCAAGACAACGCTCATCACGTTCTACGTATAAGTGTTCTCTTATTATCTCGACGAGGTGGGAAATGATTTCCGGCTTCGTCTTTGTATTTGTGTGGAAACCGTATCTTACAGGCTCACCGTCCTTGATGCTATCATCATCAGATGTTCTTGCGTATAGGTTCTTGTAGACATCCTTAATCTGATTCAGGATGAATGCAGATTGGTCATCATCAACATCTCTTTCCTTATCTTTCGTCTCTAGGGTATTCGATTCTATAACCAACAGAGCATTATCGTAATATTTCGCTATCTGAGCAGCTTTCCACGCCAATAAGTCATGATCAATATGTCCATACCACTGTGCGACCACCGTAGGGCTCTTATCCTCCATCATGAAATATCTATCAAAGACAACAATAACTGAGAAGTCGGCCTTGTAGCTTCTTCCTCCGATATCAACTACTACCAAATATCTGTGACATACCTTCTCGTCCGGGAACAGTTCAGGCTTTCTCCATACCCAAAATACACCCTGTTTATCCTCAGTGAATTTCAGATTCTTTAATGCGTCTTTCCCTTTCAATAAATTTCCATCACTGACAACGTCACCGATAAACTGAGGGGGTTTACATGCATTCTTGAACACATCTACCTTGTAGTTATCGAATACTCTAGTTCCGCTGTGTTTGAATGCTTCTACGTCGTCTGTTGGGTACTCGGAAGCCATGTCTGCATGGGAATGGTATTCCGTTCGTTTGAGGACATACCAATTTATAGCCTCTAATGTGGCCCCACATTCCCAAAGGTACCATAAATAACGTCCACTTTCATGACGATCATCGTTGACGTTTCTATTCTCTCTATTATCGTAAAACCATTTAGCGAACCCTTTTATATCATCAATATCCTGGGCATATTTTTCTATCTGCCACCATGCTACGAATAGTGCATCAAAGTTGCTCTCATGCTTCTTGGCTGAATCGTACTCGGTTTGGAAGAAGTTACCCGTTCCATTAGCTGTAGACTCATATACCACCATGGTAAGTGGAGCGAGAGATATACCTGAAACGACAGACCTTACTATTTCCTCAGGTGAGTTATTATCTGTAGTCTTCCATAAGGCAACCTCGGTAAGATGCGCGAATGCGATATCAAGTCCGCGGAGTGATTCAGGTTTTAATGCGGAACCAATCGTTATCTCACATGATCTCTGAGGTATGATAGATATATCTGGTGATTCTGTTGTCCCTTTTATCTTTACCTCATCATCCGAATAAGCATCCCCAAAGTCGTGCATCATGCTAACAGGATAGTTCTTTAATAGCCTTCGGTACATTCCTTTTACCTGTGATGCTGCCTTGTTCCCCTGTGCGACAATAGCTGCATTCATGCTTGTTACATGGCATAGCTGGAGCCATGCAATATACATTTCTGTACATGTAGATCCACCCCACTGTCTCGCCTTAACAACTATTACACGTATAGGCTTATGCGCTTTCCTAGCTCTCTCGAACTTCTCGGATAGTCTTCTCTGAGGACGGTTAAGTAAAAACGGGATATCCTTACCTCCACCCTTGTTTTTTATTCTAGCTAGAGTTATACACCAGAACGGATAATCATTCCCTATCCTTAACCTCGTGAACTTCTCTACTACCTCATCGTAATTCTCTTGTGTCTGTTCTGCTCCAAGAGCTTTCAGGAACTTCTTTATTGAACCTAGCTCAACAATCTGCCTCACAAGAGGAATGTCAAGCATTTCTACCGGTAAGTATTGTACCTTAATAGGATAATCAGAAATAACAACTCGTTTCCTCTCTCCGATAGAACCTTCTCCGGTCACCGGATCGAACTTCTGCAATATCTCATCATTGCGACGTTTGTTCTCTTTGATTATGTCTATAACTTCCTGCATAAGTAACCGTAAGATACACCTAAACCATAAGAATAAATATGAATCATATTATTGCCACCACTAAAGATAAATCCAATAAGGATGAACACTGCAATATATGAATTGAAATACAACTTCCTTATCGTCTGCCACATGATATACCCCATCAGGAAGAAACATATCCCTGATATCCCGATAGTAGGGAAATGAGTCATGTTCGGAGCCATGACAGAAGATAAATAAGCTACAGCAATAGCAGAAGGTGAAACGTCGTATAGGAAAACTATACCCAGCAAGCACCATGCGTTTATAATCAAATGGAGCCATGATGCATGGAAAAAGGGCCATGTGAAATGACAATAAGCAGGACATCCCACATATAAACCAATAGACATAGGATCAACGCCAACGACATATAATACTGTGATTGTTATCACAAAAATAAGTGCCGTAGTTTTCGTTTTCTTTCTTCGTAACATCTTTTCTTGATTCTATGTATTATTATTATCGCTGACTCTGGTGTGATATAAAATTCAGGAGCTTTCTCCGCTACAACCATCCTGACAGCATTAATAAGAGCAATGCCTGGATTATTATCAATAACATCCAGAGTTCTTTTCAATATCTCCTCATACATTCTCTTTTTGCTTTCTATCATACCATCTAAGCAACTTCTATCCCTCATCATGTTTGAAATTACAATGGCGGCCCGGTCTTCTGACACCCAGAATCTGGATGACGGAGAACACACGACCTCTTTCATAATATCTATTACGTATGTGTTCATTTCGGACGAAGTAAATTTTTCATTAAAGACTTTCAGAAGATCTCTATCTCTTTCGTCGCTGTACTCATAGTGATTTCCTTTGTGCTTCACGTTACAAATTTAGTCAAAATCTAAATTAACGGATAAAAGAGTTCCTTATTAGTTAGTCCGTATCTTTGCTTTAGAATTATCAAAAACTATAAACGAATATGGCAAATGAAGTAAAAGAACCTGATAGTCAGCCTGTTAAATCCAAAAAGGATTTATTCAGAGAGAGAATGTCCCAAAAATACCCAGATATCAATTTTGATGACGAGGATGATTTCTATGGGAAAATAAACGACGATTACGACAAAAACGACCAAGAAATATCTCGCTACCAGAAAAACGAGAGCAAGTTGAACGATATGTTTAGCTCAGACCCTCGGTCTGCAAACTTCATGGCTACATGGGCATCTAACGGTGACCCAGTTGTCTCTTTCATCAAAAACTTCGGTCTTGAATTAAAGGATGCTATTGACGACCCAGAGAAGCAGGAAGAGCTTGCAGCAGCCAACCGAGAGTACGTAGATAG